AAGAAGGAAATTTAGCTCCACGGTAGAGAATACCCCCCCTTGATCTTCCCTACCGTGGAGCTAAATTTCCTTCTTCCCCAGGGGTGAGTTCGGAAATTTCGTCAATCATTTCAGCAAGCGCATCCCAGACATCCGTTCTAAGTTTCTTTATGCTTTCGTCATTGACTGGAACCGGATTGCCCTGGGTGTCTTTTGCATCCCACCCCGCCCCTTCACCGGCCAAGGCGAACTTCAATTTCCTCAGTCTGAATTCAGCGTTATTCAGGACAAACTTTTGCTTTGCCTTTTCGTTAGGCTTTCCTAACTCTTGCTCTAACTGACTCGCCAAATCACTGAGGATTTCCTTCTCATAACCGGTGAGGGGTTTCAGAAGGAACTTCACTCCCTCATACTCAAACTCTATGATCCCTGAAATGAATATGCTACTCATGCCGCCACCGTATAGGTAATCGAGATTTCGTCGTCTTTGGTTGTTTCGTAACATCTAAGGTCAAGGGTATCTATCACCCTCACTCCGTCCCTGTCTCCGTAGGCTATTGCTTCCGCTTTCACTACGGGACAGGCAATAGTGATCTTATTCCCGTCCACGGAACCCACCAGAGCGGAAATTGTCTTTAGGGTTCCAGCCGCCCAGTCAGTAAAGAAAGGATGGTCAGTTTCATCCTGCGCCTCCGGGTTGATACTTCCTCCAACCGCTCTCGCAGAAATGATAAACCCTGCCACTCCAGCACTGGAGTTTGAGCAAACCCTTGTCGCAATGGTGTTATTCATTGCCAGGTTCAAAGTCTCAATGCAGAGACTTGCGCTCCCCAGGGTGAAGGCTGAGTTTTCAAAGATCGGAGGGACAACACTTGAGTAGGCGGTTCCTTCCACTAAAGTTGTCGCACTCGGATCCGTCCAGATAGCCCGGAAGTCCCAGTTGATCAAAGCTCTGTCCCCGGCTACCATAACCAATTCAAAGGTTCCTACTGCGCCCTTGAGTATGAAAAGGTTCCCCCCCGCATAGACATAGATTGTCGCCGACGCAACAACTCCGACGATCTGAGAGTCCGGGGTGTAGACAAGGGCATTTTTCTGCATACCGGAAGCCAAAAGTAGAGAGTCAACATTTTGAAGGTCTCCCTTCAGTTCCGTAGTAAACCGGAGTTCGCACCACTTCCTTCCTATCAGGTGAGGTTGATTAGCAACTGAACCGTGCTGGAGAGGTCTTTCTACAACGTCCCCGGACGGTGCAATTTCAATCGCCTCTGCCAGAAACAACTCTGCGGCGGTTACTGAGGGAGTTGGTTCCTCACCATAGGTAGTTTCCGCTATTGCCCCAATCGTCGCCGCTCTGAAAAGAAAAGACTTCATTCTCTCACCCTCCCTTCCTCTTGTGATTCTCGCTCTTTAGAGCTATAGCCATCTCCGTCAAAACTTCAATTATTTTCGTATGCTCTTTTCGCATCCCTTTTATGTCCGCTTTGATCAGGGAAATTAGAAACTTAACCATCATCACAAAGCAAACTGCCATGACTGAGAAAGCTCCGTAGTTCATTAACTTCTCAGAGTCAAGATTTTCTATCATCCTTGTTTCCTCCCTTTCTTTTAGGTGCTCTTTCTTACCATAGTGATCCCGAAAGTAGCACCCGCTCCCGCATCATAGTAGACTCTAACATATTCCGCAACAAAATCAGGATACTTTTTTACATCCCCGTCAGAGGGAGAGGTAATATCCTCATAGTCCCACCAGACAGTATTGTCCACGGATACCTGGAGTTTCAGGGTGGTAAGAGCCCCCGCAGAAATAGCAATCAGAAGCAAGGCGTGGTCAATTGCTGAAGCCCCGAACCCGTTTGACTGTCCCGTTCCCGTCCTGGCCGCCGACGGAAGAAGAACTAAGTGAGTAGTAAGAGATTTCATTTTCCCCTCCCCCTTGTTTCTTTCAACTTACCAGCTTGTAAACCTTGACCGGTATCAGTATTTCGCAATAGTGAACCAGAATATCTACAAAGATTCGGGGTTCAAAGACTTCCCTGGTAGCCGGTTCCACCGTCCAGGCTTTGCCTCCCAGAGTCCGGTTTGCCCTGATCGTATCCTTTATCTTTTCCACAATTTTCTCAAACTCGATTTCCGTTGCATCTTTGTCAACCAGGGAATAGTAACCGAAAAGCCTGAACTCATAAGTAACAACTCCCGTTTTCGGATAGGAAATATCAACTTCACTATCCCCGCTTACCGAAATTTCCCAAGCATTGATAACATCACCGGCCCTATATAGCTCTATGATTTCGTCAAGGTGAATAGTCCAGCGTCGGTAATGCCAGACTTTCCCCAGTTCTGTTATTGTGTTCAGGAGTTCACAAAGTTTTAGCCTAATCTCTGCTAAAGTCATCTCTCAACCGGATTCCCATTCTTTCAAAGTCCTTCCGAATATGAGGGAACTCCAGGGCAAAGGCATCTCTGAAATACCTATGCTCTGCCAGGCCATGTGCGGAAATCCCCAGGGAGACTGCGTAGGCCACCCGACGGATTTCCCTTGAGCCTTTTATTCCCAGTTTCCGTTCTACCCACAAGTCTAAAGCTCCCACCTGGGGGAAGTGAGGTTTGGTTCCGAACTCCATAGGGAGTGAATAGATCAGGTTTGTAGAAACTTCCCCAGTGAGACCGTAGACATCATAACCTATCGAAGCTCTCAGAAGTCCAAAGTTTGTCGGAGCGTTCTGAACCGCAGACTTCCTGATCCTCATGCAAGCCGTAGTCAGCAAGGCATGATATTCCCGGAGAGTAGTTCTCTTTAGCCGGGAAGGTTTCTGCGTCAAAATCTTTCCCTTTGTGTTTACTTTAGTTGTGAAGCTGATCATTCTAAGGGCACTCCTGACGGTTCCCAGAGTCGGTAAATATCCCACTCACCGATCCTGGAGGGAACTCCTTTTGCGTCAATTGCATTTTTGAAAAGCTCCAGGTAGAACTTTGCCTGGGATCGGTATTCGTCAGACTTTTTCCGGTAGTCAACCACGTCCGCTCTGATAGAGGGGGAACTGGTTGTGATATAGAAATTCGCTAAAGCTCCGCAGACATAAGCGGTTGCCAGGTTGACGACGGAATAGAAATCCTCTGTCGGAATTGTGGTTCCGTCAGCACCGTGAGTCAGAGTATATTTTAGGCGAAACTTGAGGGTAGGCTTGCGAGAAGAAAACCGGAGGACATAAGCGGTATCTGTCTGGTAAACTCCGAATTCATTTCTTTCCAGAATAGAGGCCGGTCTGTTATCAATAGGAAGTTCGATAGAAATTATATGAGAGGTAAGGGGTTGAAAATCGTCAGGGAGATCATAGTCAAAACCTGCGTCTCCCTGAATATCCTTCACCTTCGTAAGAGGACAAGTATCAGAAAAACGTCGGAGAGCTTCCCTGATTGCAGACATCTTCTGGGGTTCAGTGATATTCTTGTCCGTAATATGTATTCCGTTGACAAAATCTAAGAGTTGCATTGCTTAGATTTTCCCCATTGAAAAGAAGGGTGGGAAAAGGTTCAGATCACCGGGGAGGTATCCGAACCTTTTCCCTATCCTCCCGCCGGAGACTACGTGACAATAGCTCCGTAGAATCCTCTGAAATCTACAATGCACCCACCGTATTCGTGGCGCACCTTGTAGGTTATCTTATCCGCTTTGAAGGTGTCCCCTGCACTGGGAGCATCCTGAATCATCAGGTCAGGCACCCTCCGATTCTGGACATAGCCCAGTTCAATGGTCTCCACCTGATCGGGTGAGGAGGTGACATACCAGTTGTTTGCGTCGTCTCGGAGAAGGTTCTTTGGGAGAACTATCGGCTTCAACCTTCCCTTCAGCGTGTTATCCTCTGTCCCGGTGGTTCCCGGCTTGTATGCGTTCTGAGACATTGACTCTGCCAGTGACCGGAGTTCGAGCGGGACAATGAGGAACTTCGGGATCAGCAGTAGCGGTTCGGAAGAATCTTCTTCTTCCTGCTCCATCATAGCGTTGATAGCCGCATCCGCAGTATCCCAACTGAGGGCGGTAGCCCCGAGGTTGCCGTGGCCGGAGGTGTAGAGCGCAGTCCCGTCATAGATCAAAGCCTCGTTGATAGCGGAACCACCCCACCCTACCAGCAAGTCAAAGACAAAGCGGTTCAGCCTGAAAGCTCCCGCCTGGGCCATTTTCACCGGGAACTTTTTGATCGCTCTCAGGTCATCGTTGAGAATCATTTCCCGAGTGACGTTGAATAACCCGCCCTTCTTTACCGGCGCATAGGTCGCCTTTTCCTCAGTCGGCTTTGTCATAGGCTGGTAGTCCGCTTCTTCGACGACATCAGGAAGCTCAGTAAAGCCTCCCCACCGGACAATCTCCTGGGTTTTGAAGTTCGCAACTCCTACTTCAGTGACAAAGGGTTCCCACGGCTTTCCCAACTTTTTGTAGGCTTGCACCATCCTCTTTGTCATTGAGACACCCAGGGCGTAGGGGAAGTCTGAGGTCTTTGCTTCCCGGAGTGGTATCCCGGCTTCCCTGAGTCTTTCCATTCGGACATTCCGTCCCCGAACTTCGGTATCCTCAGTTATCCGGGAGTAGGCTTCCCGAAGTCCCTCGAAAGGCTTGATTCCTTCGTAGTCTTTCTTTTCGGAATCTTCGGGTTCCACTCCGATCATCAAGTCCAAAGCTCTCTGAAGTTTCTCACCTTCGTCTGCGCCTACCTTCGCCTTGCCTTCGCCCAGGCCGGTGATCTCCCCGGACTTACACAAAGCGGCCAGGACATCCTTTTCCTTTTTGATCGCTTCGTCCAATTCCTTTTCCTCAAAGACCCGATCAGAGAAACTATCTCTAACCTTGTCTTTGATAACCTGGGGAAGCTCTTTCTCTGCGTCCAGCTTTTGGTCAAGCAAGGTCTCGCACTTCAGCGTCCTCACTTCCTCCAGAACCTTTGCGGCTTCCGTCTTTTCCTTTCCTTCCTTTTTCTCTTTTGCTTCCTTTGCTTCCTTCGCTTCCTTCGCTTCCTTGGCCCTCTTTGCTTCCTTCGCCTTTTCTTCCTCAGTTGCCCCCTTCGCCGCTTGCGGATAACCGTAGCCTTTCAGAAGGGAGGTCAAGAGAGAAATAGCCTTGTCGTAGGTCTTTGCTTTGATCGCCGCAATTGCCTGGTTCAGGACATTAGACAGAACCGTTTCCTTCAGTCCTTCCTTGTCCTCACTGGAGAGAAGTTCTTTGATCGCCGCAATTGCCTCGTCAGACTTTTCCTCTTTGACAAGAGAAAGAACCTCCGCTAACTTTACGGAGTCCTTCACCGGGGAGATAGACTTTTGAATTTCTTCCCAGATTTCTTCGTCTGACTTCTCTGAGAAGGATTCAACTCCCAGGATAGAGGGATTCTCCCTCATTAGGTCAATCAGCTTTTCCTTCAGAAGTTTCATTTCAGTAACCCCCTTTGACGATTCTCTCAGGATAGAAGCAACTAACTTTTTCACTCGCCCTCCGGCTGAGGGCATAGTGACAAGATCAACTGAGTGGACTTCTAAAATTTCGTCCACTCTGT